TCTGTTCTACTTGTTCTAAACTTACTCCTAACATTTTAGCATTTACTACAGCTCCTGCTAATGCTTCTGACTGGCCTCCTAATGTTAATAAAGTGGCTTTAGATATATGTTGTACTCCTTCTAATAATTGTTTTTGATTTAAAGCTAAACCATTAGAGGCTGATAAAGCTGCTGCTTGTCCTAAAAATTCAGAAGTGGATGCTTCTAATTCTTTTCCTGTTAATATAGTTGTACCATAAAGTGCTTTAGCTGCTTCACTTGATACACCTGCTTCTTTAGTTAATCTAGTGAAAGATACTAATGCTTCTTCACTTATTTTAGCAAAAGTACCATATTCATTATTTAATTCTATAAAGGCATCTGTTAAACCTTGAGTTGTAACATTTAATAGATAAGACGCATTAGCCGCGTCATTTAAAGAACTAGATATACCTGATGCTTCCTTATATGAAATACCAAAATTTTTAGCTAATTTACCTATAGAATTATCTAAAGAAGTAAAAGCATCTATAATTTGAGTAACTAAAAATACAACAATAGATATAGGATCTTTAAGATTAATAAGTAAAGATTTACCTATTGAACTAATACCTGTCTGTAAGATTTTAAACTTACCAGACATTCCATTATATTGAGCATTTGAAGCTTTTAATGTATCTAATTCTTTTTGTTGATCTTTTAAAGCTTTACCTCCAAACCCAGCTCTAATTTGAGCTGCTGATAAATTTCTAGTATTAGCTTTATTTATATCTGCTTGTAAATTCTTTTCTTTTTGTTTATTTTCAATAATTTCTCTTGATAAAGCTTTCATTTTATCTGATGCTTCATCAATTCCTAATTGTTGAGCTAAGCCTCCAAACCCTAATTTATCAAGTGATTTTTTTAAACCACCTATAACCGCTCCACTTAAACCTAATAATTTTTCTATAGCTGTGGTATCTTTAAGAGTCTTTTCAAGTGTTCTATTTAGATTTTTTATACCTTCATCTTGACCAGAAATTATAGCTTCATTATTAGCATAAGAGGTATTAACATTTTGAATTTTACTATTTAGATCATCTATATTTCTATTTTGTCTATCTTGTAAATTAAGTAATCTACCTAAACGTCTATACTCCGCTTGATCAAGAGAAGCTTTAGCTGTTAATATATTTATTTCAGCTTGAGTTCTTTGAGTTGTATTTTCAGCAAGACGTTTTTCAGCCTCTAATTCTGATTTTTTATCATTTAATAAAGTTTGAGAATTTTTTAATTTTTGTACTTCTTGATTCTTTTTTTCAATTAATTTCTTAACATCTTTACTAGATAAATTACTGATTTCTTGTTGATAATATTGAATTTTTTCTGCTATAGAAGTTAATCCTTTATAACCTTTTTTAGACTCATTAATACCAATACTTTGATTACTAATCTCTTGAGTAATTCTTTGAAAAATAGTTAAACTATCACTAATATCAGATGTTAATTTATTATACTCAGCTTTTAATCTAGTTAATTCTTGATTAGCGTTACCAATTTGTTGAACCTGATTAGCCATATTCTCAGCTTGAGACTGGGTTAATCCATCAATGTCTTGATATAATTTTTTTAATTCTTGTAAATCTTTAGCTGATAGTTGATTTGCCATAAGTGTCTATATGGTATAAATATAGAAGTAGTAAAAAATTAATACTTAGGGGGTCGCTTACCTATTTGACCTTTATAATGTGAAGGTACATCTATTTTACCCTCTTTAATTTTTTGAGCTTGATGTCCCATATCTTCATTTTGAGATTCATTTTGTTTTTCATAATATTCTTTCATTTTATTAAAAGTAAATTTACGAAGCCAAATAGGCATATTGTAGACAGTGTCCCAATCATAACCACCTTGACCATGAAAAACAATTTCATGAATTTGAGAAAATAAGTTAGCTCGTACTTGAGATATTATCTCAGATGTCAGGCCAAAAAAAGCTAAGTCCAACTGGAATTGAAACTTTTGAGTTGCTCCCATCGGGAAAAAAGGTCAGATCAACGTCTGGCTGCACCTCCTTTATGTACTCACGTAACGCACGAGAGTCTTTAGCTAATAATTGGTTATCAACAAAGAAACGAATATCTTTAGACTCTCGATTACCTCCAACTGAAGTAATCATATATTTTAAACGAGTAGATAACTCTGGTGAAGCATTTTTATTTATTTTCTTTAAACCTTCTAACTCAGCATTAATTTTCTTTTCATCAGCACCTGTTAATAATTTAAAGGTAATTTCTGTACCTGTTGAAGGTAAAGTAAATGAAAATTCATTTGTACCTTTAGTAAACAATGATTCATCAATAGATTTATTTTCTACTGTAGTTAAATCAATATTATACTCTTCACCATCGTATTCAAACTTATAATCTTTACCATAACCTAAAATACGAGCTGCTACTAATAAGGCGTTTTTATCGCCTACAATCATATCTTCATACTTTACATCGCTTACGATAAGTGATTTAATTAACTCATCTAAAACGGTGCCTTTATTAATATAATTTTGGTTGGTTAATATATCTTCTTCTTTAGCAGTCATATATTTCATTTCTACTTTTCCTGAAGATAAAGGATTTGACTCTGGGTAAACTAAACCTTTTGAGGGTAAATCAACTGTTTCTGTTGGTACTGTAAACTTATTTTCCATTTATAATAACTTTTTGTTTATAAATATGTGGAGAAAAAAGAAGTCCGCTATTACTTGCAATTTTCTAATAATATTTGTTTTTATTTAAGGAGCTTATATCCATTATCTTTCTTAAGAATAAAAAACCTCCTCATTTATTATAAATACGAGGAGGTTTAAAAGTATGAATAGATGGTTGCTTTCTTAGCTTAAGGCTAAAAATTGAGTACACAATAATCAACGGCAACAGTCATTGTAATGTTCACAGCGGTGTTTTCAGTATCCCAGTTATAATCTCCAAAGTTAGCTTCCTTAATAAAAGCACCTTTAAGAATCCATTCACTTACTACATCACCTACAGGACCAATTACGTCTAATACTAAGTCTTTCTTATAGAAATCTGAGTAACCATCACGTCCTGTTACTGATTCGTGGTGTAAGCGAACCCATTCCATTACCGATTGTGCACCTGAAGGTGTAATTGGATCGAATAAGGTCATCTGAATATCACCCCAAGTAGTTTTACCTTTTACTTTACGTTGTACGTTAATGTGATTTAGTACTACTTCACCTTGAGTTAATGTTACAGCGTTAACACCTTTAACTATGTAGCTAGGAACACCATCCATATAAAGGATGAATCGATTAGCCTGTTTTGGTTCAAATGCTGTAAAAAATATTTCGTTTGCGTCTAATATTGCCATTGTATTATTTATTTAATTATAAATATATCGTTTTTAAGTTTTACGCTGGGAAAGTAGCTCCAGTTGGTGTAATGTTGAAATCTAAATAAATAAACTCAGCTGTCTTAGTTGGTTGTAAGTAAATCTGACCTATTAACTCATTTCTATCAATTACATCTGGTGTATTGTTAGTACTATCCATTATTACTTTGAAAGCGTATAAACCTTGTCTTTGTTGTACTGTTTCAAGATATGGATTAACTTGGCTTAAGAATTGATTTCTTGTAGCTGCTGTATTTTGTTCAAATACTAAATTATTAGCTATTTGTGAAATATAAGACTTAAGTTGGATTAATAATCTTCTAACATTAACACGATCAAGAGCAGAAGCAGCTGACTGTAATGTCTTTTGACCATATACTACAACTCCAGTACCGGGGAATGTTGCTATTGGGTTTACTTTATTTAAGTATAATTCATCACGTGTAGATTGTGGTAATTTTTGTTCTGCACGAATTACTCGGCTTAATCCACCTCTGTTTATACCTGCTGGTGCGAACCAAGGTTCAGCTACTTTATCATTATAAGCATAAACACCTGCAATCATAGTTGAAGCTGGAACCCAAACATTTTTACCAGTTGCTGGGTCTTTGATTTGACACCAAGGCCAATAAGCAGCAGCGTATGATGTATCAAAAGAAGCATTTGCTTCTGTAATAGCAGCAGTATATGATGATCCGTATCCTACTAAGTCAACTACGTAAATATTATCTCCTCTATCTTGAGTATTAGCTACAATTTGTGCTACTTTACTTGTATGAGTTGCAAAATTACTTATTAAACCTGGAGTGTATAAAGCATTAAATTTATAATCATCTTGGTTAGCAAATAAGTTAATCATGTTAGTATAATTATCTGCTACTAAACCTTGAGTATTAGTAGCGTTAGCTATAGTATCATAAAAATTAGCTCCTGCTTTTACATCACCTGTAGCGCTACCAAATGTACCACTAGCTGCTAATGGAATAGAAGCTGTATATGATGCGTTTGAAATTAAACCTGATGATAATAAGTAATTGGGTGTTTGTAAGTTTACTGATTTTACTCTTACATATCTTGAAGCGTTTGGATATGAACCTGATACTTCAATTTGGTTATTTGTTGAATTATAATTGTAAACATAATCACCTAATACTCTAGATACATAGTTAGTCGCTTGTGGATCTAATGATAAGTTAGTCCATGTTTCTAATACAATTGGATTGTTTATTGTATCATTACCTTGTCTAATTAATAAACCAAATGTACCTGAAGAAGTATTTGGGTTAATAATCTGCCAACGAATGTTATTTACAGATCCACTTGGTAAAGATCCTTTTGAATCTTGAGTACTTGTACTATTCATTATAACACCTTCTGAAAGTGTTTCTAAAGTAAAAGCAGGTTGAGAAGCAGCTTGTGTACTTGCGCTTATAGCAGTACTAGTAGCAGATGTATATGAACCTGATACTACTCTTGCTACTAATAATGTTTCACCTCCGTTAGCAAAATAATTATAAGCTGCTATTGAAGTAAAATAAGAGTAACTATTACCCCCACTTATTAATAAGTCTCCAAATTTGTTTACATATTCAGAATATGAAGTAACAATAGTAGGTATTTCAACAGGTCCTTTAACTGTTGGACCTATAATAGCAGCTCCTACAGTTATTGGGCGTTCGTTTACAAAGGATGTATCGTTTTCTCTTGCTAATACACCAGGTGATATTAATGCGTTTGTTGCCATTATTTATTTAAGTTTTGTTTTGTTTATAAATATTCTAAAGTTAGTCAAAACTAATTGCTTGTG